ACTGAATTATCCAATCTGAGTTGGCTTGTTCTATAGCCGCATTTAACATTTTAGAATATGATCTTTCATAACATTTTACTAATTTAACATCTAAATTCTCTACTCCAGTATCATCATCTGGATGGTATGCAATTATTATTTCGTCTGGTTTAATCTTAAGAGACTGAACGTGATCGTACCAAGATGGCACAAAGTGCTTATACTTGTTGCCCCAAGCAATTGATATTACGGCTACCTTATTCACAAAAATCCTTTATCCCATTGTATCACGAGTGCTATAATAGTATTAATAGAAAAGGATATATGGACTTTCGTAATGAAAATAAAAGATTTGATTATATACATTCATCTAAACTAACTAAGGCAAGACTGTTTGCTGATAGATTTGATGATAATGTTTTATCTATTTTACCAAATGAAGGCTCTTATTTAGAACTAGGAGCAGGTGGTGGAGACTATTCTAAATGGTTGCTAGATAGAAAAAAATTTAATGTTTCATATTTGTTAGATTTTTTTAATGAGCCATGTGCTAGATACGGTAGGTGGACTGCAGAAAATCATGAACAATATGTAAAAAACTTGCTTAAAGATAAAAATGTTATGACCGTGGCTGGCAACATAGATAGCACAATAAAAACATTAGATCAAAAATTTGATTACATATATGTTGATGCTGCTCATGATTATGAATCAGTATATAGTTATTTAGTTGAGTCTAATAAGATAATTAATGATGGTGGAGTAATAGGAATTAACGATTATACATTTTGGGGATGGTTTGAGCAACAAGAATATGAGTGTGTAGAGGCTGTAAATAAATTTTTAAACACTCATTCAGATTGGTCTGTTGTTGGTTATGCCCTGGGATATTGCGGGTATTCTGACATATACATAAAAAAAGATGCATGATATAATTAATACTAAGAGAAAGGTGTAAGGTTGGATCCCATTAAATTGGCTAATGCCAAATTAAATATAACACAAAGTCGTAAAGGCAATAACTTTCAACACGAACAACCAGCACCAGGAATACACATATATAACGAGGTTTGGCCAGAAGGACTAGACTATATTAAAAAACTTGATGAAGATGGCAGTTTTATTAGAGAAGATTATATTCATGATTCAGAAGGAAATCAGATCCCCAAAGAGGTTGGTAAAAAAGGTGTAAGTACTTGGATTACCTTTGAAGAACCTGAAAAAGATTTAGAACTATGCAAGGTTTTTGAAGAAGTTATTGATTCATATTTGTGGCACTATGATCTAGACCCACAAAGTAGGGAATACTGGAGAATAAGTAAATACACTGAAGGTGATTATTTTGGTATGCATCCAGATGATTCATACGGAACACCAAGAACTGTTGCAATGGTATATTATCCAAACGATGATTATGCTGGTGGAGAATTAGAATTTATAAACTTTGGAATAAAAATTAAACCAAAAGCAAGACAATTATTTATGTTTCCAGCATCATACATATATGAACATAAAATACATGACATAGGTTCAGGTAATCCAAGATATACAATAGTAGCATTTTTCTCTAACATAACCCAAAGAGAGTTAGATACAAGATTAGAAAAAATACCTTTTCCATATAAAGCAAACTTGCAATACATAAAAGATCTTAACAAAGACTATCACACTAAATGAACTCTTTTGTAGATGTTTTAGGTAATGATATAAGTTTAATTAAAACTAAAGAAAACTTTATGGATGTTGACGACTATAACATTATGTTAAAGTTTTTAGATTGGGTATCAGCAGCACAACCACAAGATGGTCAACATATTCAAGAAGAAATAGATAAAGTTATTACTCCAGAGATTATTGAAATACAAAATAAATACAATAAAAAAATAATTGAGACAGCAACAGAACTATATGGTATGGAATTTGTTGATGATAATACCCATATGCTTGCTGCAACAATAGCAACCCCAGGAGCAATTACTCCTGTTCATACTGATATTATTGAAGGACTTGACAGGCAGAAGCCAAAAGAAGAAGAGTTACATGATTGGAAAAATGCTTGGGATGGATACTTGTCCTGTAATATATATATTAATGATGATTATTCTGGTGGTCAAGTATATTTCCCTGAAAGAAATTATGAATTTAAACCAAAGGCCAACTCTTTAGTTATGTGGGCTGGTAACAAAAACTTTATTCATGGTGTTAAAGATCCAATAGATGGTAATAGATACAATGTTTATAGATCAATAAAGTTTAAAGATTTTGATAAGTATACTATCTAGTAACAAAATCACTAATTACAAGCATTATCTTAGGATATTCTTTTAAGTGTTTAAGTTTTTCACTATTTAAAATATCCTCTACATACTCAGTAATAAACATTTCTTCATTTGTGGTCATGTCAATACAGAGTGTAACTTTTTTAGTTTTACCATTAGTAAATTTAAACTTTTCATCTAATAACTTTAAGACACCGTCTAGTTTATAATGCCATATTGGTATTACTAAAGGAGTATCTTGATCTTTAAAGTATTCAATAGTTTTTTCTGGATATTCCATATTACAAGATATAAAACAATCTCCATTAGTTATTCCACTTGCAACAAACGCTGTGGCAAAAGCACTTGGTCCAGGATATACTGTGTAAAGTAAATTATTTTCTATGCATGCTTGGATAAATTGAGGTCCAGGATCTGCCATTCCTATTTGACCTTCTCCAGCAACTAATAGAACTGTTCTTCCTTCTTTTATAAAATCAATGCATTCTTTTATTTGATATTCGTCTGCAAACATTGTGTTAGTGCTTTTTAATATTCTTATATCACATTCGCCTGCCTGAATTTTGTAAAAATCTAATATAGCATATAAATTGTCTGGCATGTAATCAGTGTATATAATTTGACTATCACGAAGAGCATCAATCATTCTTTGACTTAAATCTTGGTTGTGACCTATAGGCATTGAGCCTACAATTAATTTGCCAGACATTTTATCATTCCTTTTCTATTTATCTAATATTACTTGTGGATCTAAATCTTTACCAGCAGACCAACGAATATTGTCTCTCATTTCAAAATGTAAGTGTGGACCAGAAGAGTTTCCTGTGTTTCCACTTAATCCTATTTGTTGTCCTTTAGTTACTTTATCTCCTGCTTTTACATCTAGTTTAGAAAGATGTGCATAGATTACCCATCCGCCTTCAACTTTTTGTACTGCTTGAGTTCCATATGATTTTCCCCAGTTTGCTGGTTCAATTTTTCCATCTGCAACTGCAATTACTGGTGTACCTGTCTTAACTGCAAAGTCGACCCCAGTATGATACCCTTTTGACCACATCTTGCCTAACTTTTTGTAAGCGGTAGTAATCTTTCCATCTTTGATTGGTAATCCCATTATAATATCATTCCTTTGAATTGTCTTATTTCAGAAACAATGTCTGTTGATCCATTGTGATAAACCATACACGAAATTGGTGTGCTTGGATTAGCATTAAAGTACCATGAAAGTGTAAACTGTACAGATTCAATGTCGGCAGGAATAGCGTATGTATTTGTTCCAGTGGTATCGTTTTTACCTTTATAGTCTCTTGAGTAATTCATTTTTACATATGTTGGTCTACCTGTTTTAGGTAGAGTCAAGTGTAGTTGTGCTTCCCAAAAGCATTTACCTTCTTGCGTTGGAACAATTGCATCTTTTCCATTAAGAACCATAGGCTGCCATTTTTTAGGCTTAAATGATTGCTTTACCTTGTCATCTTTTTCTTGAATATACATTCCCATTTATTGTCTCTTCCTGGATAGCGTACTATCCAATACAATTATATCCTAGTTTTACCATTTAAAATTACAGCATTGGCATTCATGCGTAAACTGTAATTCTTGGTATAGTTCTGGATTAATACATCTGTTGCAGAAATAGGAGATATCTAGTTTGTTTGTTTCTCCTGAGTTCGGATCACTTTGGTATGCTACATTTTCAGTAACTACTGTTGAGCCTTTGTCTGCTGATTGTTTTACGTGCCAAACATAGTTTCCAAAATCTCTGATTACAAAGTCTCTTCTTGTTTGACCATCATTGTTTTCATACCATTCGCTGATATGTGCTACTCCTTGTTCAAATGACATAGAGTACCTTTCTCTTAGGATTTAAGTATACCATAGTGCGATATAATCTATATATGCATAGAGGTCCAGCCCTTTTATATTTGATTTACCACGAAAAATTCGGGGCATTTAAGGTAGGAATAAACGACATAGGTAATACTAGATACCCTACCCATAGATCAAATGGTTGGAAAATAGTCGAGTATTGGTATTTTGATAGCATAACGATAGCACGTAAGGTAGAAAGAATAGTCTTATCTAAGATGAAGAGTAAAACAAAAAGTGAAGGTTTTGTAAGTAAAGAGGATATGCCTCAAGGTGGCTATACTGAAACTTTTGATGCTGATAAAATAACATCAAGAGGGGTTAAGATTATTATTAATAGAGTTATTAAAAATTTATTATAAATCTTTTTGCTTAGGATTATATTTATCATACTCTGCAAATTTCATAAAAATACCATACACATATCTGCTGGTTATTTTTGTTTTCTTAATACCATGAATAAAATATTTGTTGCCAGGCCACATAATTAGTGAGTTTGCTTTAGGTTTGATTGTTAGGTATTCTCTTTCAGGAAAATATATTTGCCCTCCACTATAATCATCATTTAAGTATAGGTTGCATGCCAAATATCCATCCCAAGCATCTCTCCAGTTTAAATAGACTGGTTCTTTAAATCCAGGCTCCTGAAATCCAGGAGAATCTTCTATGATGTCCACATGTGCATCTGTAAAAGAGTTTACTTTATGAATATTTAATCCAAAGTTAAACGTTTCTTTTAAAAAGTCTTGTTTATATACTTCTTTGGCAACATCAAATATTTTATTATTTAACTTTTCACCAAACTTTCTAAAATCACTTAACGAAGCATCATCTAAATGATTATTAGCGGCAACATGTAATTGACTTCCACTAAATCTTGATTCTGCTTTTTTAGCAACTTCTATTAAATATTCAAGATCTTCTTTATCTAAAAAATCATATACATATTTTATGTTCTCTATATCATCGCCTAAAATATCAATAAAACTAGACATTATCCCTACCCTCTATCTGTTCGTTTTTATAAGAATCCCAATATGGTATGTTGTTCTTGTCATAATCAGATCCTAGTTTATTTAAGATATCATCATTTTCTTTTACATATCTTTTAATATATGATGCAAAGTCTTCATCTGCCATGTCTTTGGTCACCCTGTTTTGACGTAGATAGTCTTGTATTTCTTCAGGAGTCATGTCTGGTCTATGCCACGCTATCATTTTTTGCTTCTTCCAAATATTTTTTAAATAGTTCTAATAGTTTTATTGTATGCTTGTCATAATCTAGTTCTATAGCACTATTGTTTGCATCAATTTTATGTATCTTTACGGTTTGTCCTACTTCTAATAATATGTTTTTGATATCTTTTTCTAAACTCATTTATTTACACACCAAATTTTAAAATCACCATAGTTATATGCATCTGGAATAGTTTGATGTTTTTCCCAAAATATATCATAAGTGTTGTCAGTTAATTCTTCTTTACATTTCTCACATGTAATCATCTTCTGCTCCTGGTAAATCTAGTGGAGTTGGTGCTGTTAATAGTGTTCCGCATACAGCACACTCAGCATCGCCTAAGAAATATAAATCAATTTCATATGTTTCAGGATCAAACTTAACAGTTAGTTTAAGCAATGTTGATGCACAACTTGGACATTGTGGAGTTGGTATACCTCTAGCATCCATTATATATGTGCCCTTTGTGGATTATTTCCCTCAACAACAATCGTCATTTGCAACATCCATTCAGGAGTTTGTCTAGGTCTGTTGTAGCCATTTTGTAATAACCAAGATATTACTTCTTTTATTGTTCCTCTAACTATGTTTTGATCATTTTTTGTCATATTAAAACATACTGCTATCTTTCTTTCTTCACCAATAACGTCAGACAGATTTGTTAGATTTTCAATAAGATGATTATCTAGATCAAAATATATGTGTGTCTTGTTATCATTTAGCATTTGATTAAATATTAATTGACGCTTTGAAGTATCATGTGGCATTGATCCTATAAATGTAAAGTCCCAAGCATTTAGTCCAGAAACGTTTAATGCTGTCACTGGGGCATCAGGTCCAGGAAAGATAGAAACTGGTATGTTACGTTCAATTGCACCTTTAACTATAAAATCACAAGGATCCATAATAAGTGGCATACCTTGATCAGCAATCATTACTGCATTTAAACCAAGTTCAATCTCATCATAAAGCCATTGTAAATTTTCAATGCCTTCATCTTCTTTATCAGAAAAGTCTTTATAGGGGCAGACAACACCTTTAGGTGTTATTCCTAAAGTAGTACACAATTTTTCAAAACTATCTGCATGTTCACAAACAATATAGTTTGCAGTTAAAATAGCATCTAAAACTCTGGGGGTAATGTCAAAAGGATTACCAATTTCAGTACCAAGCAATACTAATCTACCTTGCTTTCTACCTTGCTCTTCATGTCTTAAAGTAAATCCGCAAATGATGCACTTGGTATAAGTTAACATGTCGTACATGTCGTGTTTAACACATGCTACAAAGTCAGACATCATTCATCATCCTGTATTAAATAATCTATATATGCTTGCATAGAACAAATAAGGGCATCTGTTGACTGCATATAACTCTTCATGGCAGGGCTTAGTTGTTCGTTTTTTAAATCTTTTTCAGCCAAACGCATTGTTTCTATAAGTTCGTATGTCTCATTCATCGATTTCTCCATAAAATCTCTCTACATCTATTATCTCATACTTTCCTTCTTTAGCATAAAACTCTGCTTCAAAGTCTGAGAACTCTGGCATTATCTTTTATTTGCTCTAAATAATATAAAGGAAAACAAAATACCTGTGGATATACCCATCATATAGTAAAATAGAATCCATTCGTAAGGTTCTTTCATCTGTATCTCCCACATTTCTTACATAGTTTATGCCAGTATACGTGCTTTCCAGCGGGGCATCCAGCAAAAGACGGATCATAATGCCACATATATAATACAAAGCCTACTATTAAAGATATAAGCCTTTTCATTAAATATCACCTTCAAACATTTGTTGTCGTTTATGTTTAGATTCTTTTTTTATTTTTTTGGCATTTATTGGTTTGACGTTATTTTTAATAATTTTTTTGGTTCCGTCTGGTTTAATTACAGTAACGTCACTAGCCATTGCGGCCCACTTCATTTCCTGTCGTGCATTAATTAGGTCCCAATCCGCTTTTGAATAGGACAACCTATGTGTTTTATCTGTCATGTATCTAGCATATCATATGTGCGACGGTTTGTCAAAGTTTGGCGAAAAAAAACAATATATTATCTCATGCGGTATAATGTATTGTATATAATATAGGCTTAGGGGCAAATATGGAAGTACTTTGGTTTTTTGTTGGATTAATTGTAGGACTAGCATTAGATTTTGTTTTAGTTCTACATATGCTTAAACCGTTAAAAAAAGAAATGTCTTATTTAAAAAATAAATTATATCAAGGCGTAGAGTTCGGCGAAAAGTAGAAGTATTATACCTACCTATGCTGCTTTCGCAGCAATAACGGTAAGATTATTCTCTCTGCTGGTATAATTGACAAATGACTGATTTAAAGGTTTGGCTAACAATTCCTAGTGGGACAAGACGTCAATATTTAGAAGATATTATTAAAGACAGCCAGTTGCCATTAGATCAGATTGTTATTGTCCACACAGTTGAATCAGAGCCAATAGAAGGTGTTCGTAATGTTTGGGATTTAGATCCCCCTAATATCCATAGATGGTGGAACACAGGCATAGATATAGCCAGAGCAAATGGTGGGGAATATATCGCGGTATTAAACGATGACCTTATATTAAAGGATAATCCTATTAACAAGATAGTGCAAGGCATGAAAGAAGAAGGTGCAGTATTGGGTTATCCATATCCACATAGTGGCAATGGGGCTACCAAGTCAGCAGGATACTGTTGGGTGCTTGATTTATCTTCTGGATTAAGGACAGATGAAACTTATAGGTGGTACTTTGGAGACGATGATCTATTGCTTCAAGTTTTAGGTTTGGGAAAGGCTGTGTATGTTCCAGCAGAAGTAGTGCATCTGCATGGTGTAGTAGGTACAGCACAGAGCAAATATTTGCAACAGTTAACAGTATTAGATAAAAAATATTTTATAGAAAAGTGGACCAAAAGGTTTGTTAGAACAAATAATAAAGGTGTAATAGCAGACACTCCACAAAATAGTCTGTTGATTAAACTTGGTCTTAATAAAGGTTTGGCACATTAATAATGGCTCATCACTCACAGTTTGTATTTTTTAAAGAAGTAAAAACATTATTCCCTAATCATTTTGTTAACACGTCTGTGGTAGAAATGGGTTCATTAAATATCAATGGTAGTGTCAGAAGATTGTTTGATAACCCCAACAACTATGTTGGTATAGACCTTGGTGAAGGTAAAGATGTGGATGTGGTTTGTAGGGGTGAGGAGTATGATGCCCCAGATGAGTCTTTTGATGTGGCTATTAGTGCTGAATGTTTTGAACATAATCCTCAGTGGGCTGAGACCTTTGAGAACATGTATAGGTTGACCAAGAAAGGTGGTTTGGTGACCTTTACTTGTGCTTCTACTGGTAGACCTGAGCATGGTACTTCTAGAACTAAGAACTCTGATTCACCGTTTACTGATGATTATTATAGGAACCTTACAGAGGAACACTTCAGACCATTGGTTGATAAACTTAGTTTTTATGGTGTTTATTTTGAGTATTATCGTCCTACTCGTGATCTATATTTTTGGGGAATAAAGCGGGGTATATCAAAAGATACTCCACAACCCCTAGTATAACAAACCCTTATAGTAACAAACCTTTGTTTTGGGTAAAGGATTCGAACCTGTATTGTCTGTTTCGGGGACAGATGTCCGACCATTAGACGAACCCAAATCTATATCCATTATACACCCTATATCCCACATACGAGGTTTGGTATACCCTGCAAAAATTAAGAATTAGGGTTTGGTATAGACTTATTCAAATAATCAATGATCTCTTTGGCTAACTCCAAAGCCTTATCTTTCTTATGCTTACCCATCAAATGAGGAGTAATAATTCTAGCAATTTCTTCTTCCTGAGACATACTTAATACTATTATACACCAAAAAATGTTGTCTATATCTAGTGTAAAGGGTACTAGATGTGGTGGTTTGGTAGAAAATATATGTTACTGATTATATAACTAGATAGGGTTAAAGTGGAGTATTGTGGAGGGCTATGGGTAAGGGGGCGAGATTTTATGGCGGGATCGTAATGTCTGCCCAAAAAAATACACATACAAACCTTCACACCTAACAAACCTTCATATCCTTGTGTCCTGCCAAACCTTTATATCCCCCATATCAGGGCATATTATATACCAGATGTGATGGTTTGTCAATAGAAAAAATTAAAAAAAATAAAGAAAAAGAATCAAAAGATAATCAAATGTTTTAAAAAAATAAGAAAACCAGGAGAAAAGGTTTGTTATTTATAATAGGGTTATTATGCTACGTTTTTCTTGGGCCCGCCCGATTTTTTGCGGGGATCGTAATAAGTCGGGGTAAATTTAAAAGACTTTAAACCAATCATATGGGTAACAACAACAAAGGTATTCCAAACCTTATCTTCTGCTCTCTTTGCATCTCTAGGGTTAAACCTAAAGTATGAATCCCAATGATGTCCCATACATTTATTATACTCCCATGTTAGGATACAAAGGTTTGGGAGACAAAGGTTTGGTATCGTAATAACATTCAGGGGGGAAGGGAGAGTGGCGTTCTTAATGTCTTTAAGATATAAAGGTTTGCTCGGGCTTACTTGCCTAATTGTCTAAACAATATCCACAGCACAGTAACCAACATGCCAAAGTATCCTAGTGTAAACCAGGCAAGCGTTTGATCAAAGTCAAGGTTCATCAGTCATGCCATCCTGGTGGTGGTGGAACTTCATCTTTACCCATTTGTCTCCAGGCACCATAAGTGTATCCTATTAGAAACACTGCCACAGTGTAGACGATTCCCATTGCTAAGTAGTCTCCCCAATATAACATTACCAGTTCCTCCTGTTGATATGCTTACCTTTGTTTGTGTAGTCTAAGATCGTTACCGTCGCGGCAAAGAGAATAAGACATCCTGCTATTACTGCAAGAATAGTATTTAGTAAGGTCATGATGATACCCTACTGAATGCTTCAATAATTTTTAATGCACGATCAAGATGGCACTGCTCCACATCAAAATCCCAATACTCCATAGACTGGTCGTGTACATATCTTTGTACATCCATCCATGCTGTTTCACCATAGAATATTTTTTGTGGTGCCTTGTTACCATACCTTGATTCCTGTACACGAAAGTAAGCATACGGTTCATCGTTAGTACCTAATACAACTATACTGTGTTTACCCTCAGAATCAGTCTTACTGTATATCTCATTCCAGGTGTAGTCTTTAATGCTTGGTCTCTTAGACATTATTCGTGTAACTCATCTCTTAATTCAAATAAGTCATCTAGGCCATCAACTTCTACATCTGATGAATCTAACTCCATTGCTTCGCATAACAAATCAAAAGTTTCGTTGATATAAGTTTCTGCAATAGGTGTTGAAGCAACTATGTTAGAGTTAATCATGAAAGCAAGTGGTAACCCTAAATCATTGTACTCAAAAAACTCAGCAAACTCTGGGTCACCTTTAAAATCATTCCATAAATCATGCAAAACAATGCATCTATTTTCATATGGTGTTTTATATTCTGTCATCGTCATTCTCCGTTTCCCAATCGTTATCTGATTCTACACCATGAGCATAGTGCTGGTCAAGGTGGTCTAGTTGTTGTTCCATATATTCAGTTATTTCTGTCATGCGTTCTTGTATCTGCATTGGCTGTTGCAAAGCAATATAACTGCCAATCATTTTTAGGTTAAGTCGCATATCAGATAATAAACTACTTATCTTTGTTGCGACTTTCTCCTCTATCGTTAGTTTTTTCATAGTTGTCCTTTAATGGTATCAGTTTTTGGTTGTGGAGTCAAGTTACCCAGACCTGACCCCACGGATTCAATAATCGCAGGGGAAAAGGTCCCACGATCATTCTCATATAAAACTATCCTATTAGTCTCTGTCTGGGTCCAAGCAGACTACAATATCTAGCATGTCATCATATGGCACCTCAGTGATAAAGTATCCTATTCTATTTACCATGGCCCAACCGTTAATGATAATGGTTTCCCCATCTTCACCATCGACTAGTGTCCAGATCTTGTTAGGATTCTCTGCTCCTGCTGCAGCCACGCTGTCATACTCAGCACCGTAGGTTTCAAACATTAGACCTCCAGAGCCATCGTTAAATGAAGCATTCTCATCTAAATGATTCTTAATTGGTTTAAAGTGGTGCTCCCACTCTTCCATAGTAAGCATCACTAATCCATAGTTAGGTGAGTCTGGATTAATATCTGGATCTAGGCAACTACATAGTTCGTTACCACAGAAGTCACAACCGTCTAAGAAACTACACTCATCACATGGTTCTATGACAGTATCACTCATTGCCATCATCCTCGTAAACAAAGTGAACTGTGCATTCGTCCATTGCACCATCTGCATATTGAATATGTTCTAAGTAATTCATATCCATATGGTCTTGAAGTGCTTGCTCTAATGCGTCAGTGTCTTCAAAGTCAGTCATGTCTTCAAACTCTGGATAAATATCCTGAATCTCTTCAGCAGACAAAACTACAGTAGACCACATCTGAACGTTTAGTTCTACACTATCTATATACTTAGCCATT